GCCCCCCGCCGATCCCGGCCAGTTTGGCTCCCGTCCCGACCAAATCGAGCAGCCTCTTGCCTGTGCGATTCGACTCCTCCGACAGCTCGCGCATGGACTTGCGGGCCTTGCCGGCGTTGCGGTCGAACGCCGTCGAGTCCATCGTCAGTCGGGCCAGCATGTTCCAGATCGCCATCGTCCACTACTCCTTGCCCGGATCGAGCATTGCCGACAGGATGCGATTCCGCTGCGGGGCCGGCAGGGGCCGAACGGGCGGCCGGGACACGGGACACCATTCCCCGCCAATCGGCTCGATCTCTCTCATCGCCTCGATCTCCATCATCTGGTCGCGGCTCAGGACGGCGAGCAGGTGGTCGGGGTGCGGGTAGCCGCACATCCATGCGAATCGGAACCACCATCGCAGCTCGACGTCCCGTCGGAGTTTTTTACCACGTCCTCCATTGCTTCCCGCTTGACGCCGTGGAGCACGAGGGCCTCGCCGAACAGGCGGTCGACGACGCCGGGGTCGAGCGACGCCAGGGCGTCGCGGTCGTCCGCAGAGAACACCGGATTCCCGGTGTCTGGATCGACGATGGACAGCGAGAGATACTCCAGCGTGAATGCGAGCGCGGCGACGGGGTCGTCCCAGTCGAGGTCGCGGGCCAGTTTCTTCATCCGCCAGTAGTCCATCGCGGTCATTCTCCGGAGCATCACGTCTCCGCCCAGCTCGGGCACGGCGACCACCTGGCTCTTCCGGCCGCCCGCGAGGATTTGTGTTCGTGTCAAGATCGCCATTGCTGTCACGCCGCCTTTCCGGTAAAGGTCCATTTGCCCCCGTTGACCGGCCGAATCGAGAGGGACTGCGTCACGCGGTCGGACTCGCTGCCGGCCGAGGGGAAGTCGAGTCGTGTAATCACGGACACGTCCGCCTCGACCTTCGAGCCGTCGTCGAGCGTAAACGTGCACGTGCCAGTCGGATCGGCGGCGACCGCCGCCGTGGCCAGAGTCGCGAAGACGCCTGTCGCGCCGGAGATCACCCAGGCCGAGCCGCTGACCGGCTGCGCCGTCAGGCTCGTCACGAGCCGGTCGGAATCGCCGCCTGCGCCGGGCAGGTCGAGGTTCGTCAGGACCGCCGTCGCAGCCGTCAGGATCATGCCGTCGCCGAGCGTGAAGACCGCGGCGCCGGTCGGCGTGGCATCGATCGCCTTGCCCGCCAGCACGGCGTAGACGCCCGTCGTGGCCGTCGGGTCGTACACAAGCTGCACGTTGATCGGGCCGTAGCTGCACGTGCCGACCAGGACCGTCTTGGCGTCGTTGTCGCAGTCGCTGAATTCCGCCGTGTTGCGGGTCAGGAATGTCCCGCCGACGCTGATGACCTGGCCGCACGCCTGGCTGTTGAAGGTGAACGCCGAGCCGAGCAGCAGTTGGGACAGGTCGCCCGCCGACCCCGAATTGAGCACGGCCTGCACGTTCAGCTCGCCGTAGGCGTAGCGGCCGGCCAGGACGCGGGCGACGCCGTTGTCGCAGTCGTTGAACTGCGGGGTGTCTCGGGTGATGAAGTTGCCTGTCGCGCTGACGACCTGGCCGATCGTGTTGCTTCCGAAGGCGACCGTTGCGCCGTAGAGCAGTTGGGATAAGTCCGACATGTTTATGCCTCCTTCAAAACGATTTCGATATCCACGTATTTTCCATATTGCCGTGCGGATTCGTCCGGATCGAGGTTCGGCACATCGCCCTGGTCCCGCACGAAAACGCCCAGCACGGAACCGCTGTGGTATCCGCTGAGCAGGGACCGCACCGCCTCGGCCAGCGTCCCGGCGCCGGCGTGGGTCGCAGACCACGCCGTGATTTGATAGCGGCCCCGGGCCAGGCCCTGCCCATCGCAGGAGTATTCCCGCGATCCGGCGATCTGCTGATAGACGAGCCGATTCCGCGTCTCGCCCGGCGTTTCGTCGAACACCGGCGAGATCCGCGTTCCCGCGAGGGCCGCGATCCCTTCGTCCGCCGCGAGGATTCCGTAGAGGGTCGTATCCAGGCTCATCCCGCTCGGCCTCCTGATTCACGCACCAACTTATCCAGTTCGTGGGCCGCCTGGGTCGCGAGCGTGCGTGCCGCCTCCGTCTGGGCCGCCTCGGCGCCCGGCCGCAGGAACGGGCGGGCCGCCGCCGCCTTGTTCGATCCATGCCCATACTCCAACGCGAACGGAATAAACGAGCGGCCCACCTCGCCGCCGCGGATGTCCACGAGGTTGCCGTGACGGTCTTTCACGTTGAACGCGACCTTCGAGTGAGACCCCTGGCGGTAGTACACCAGGCCGGCGGCCTCCGAATCGACGAACACCGCGTCCATCGAGTAGGTGCCCGCCTTCTGCCGCCGCGGCGCTCGGGCGCGGAAACTCATCAGCATGGCCAGCTTCAGACTCCGCCGGTCGAGCCGACCACTGTCGGGCAGCGCGGCGATCCGCCGCACGATGGATTCATAAATGACGCGGTGCGCAGCGCGGACGGCCCGGCGCAGGCCTTTCTTCGCCAGCTTGGCCGGCATCGAAGCGATCAGCCGTTCCAGTTCCCGGGCACCCTCGATTTGGAATTCCACTCTCACGGTGACACCTCCCGGCAGTCGCAGAGCCATTCTTCGTTCCGCTCGCCCGGATTGAGCGGCGGCGAGGTGATCTCGAAGATCCGCGTCCTGAACAAAAACCGATGCGACCCGGTCAGAGTCGGGTAAGCGGAATGCCGCAGCGAGACGCGGTGGGTCTGCTTCGCCTGAGTTTGCTGGGCGGCGATCCGCTCCTCGCCGCGGATCGGCTCGATGCGGGCCCAGACGGTCTTGACGGTGGCCCATGTGCGAACCGTTTGCCCGGTGGTCCCCTTGGATTCGACCGCCTGCTGAATCGCCACGCGATGCCTCAGATGTCCTGCTCTCATCGTTCTACGCTCCACATCATACGTGCACCAGCCTGTCGATTCCCAGGAGGGCGCGGACTCCGGTAGGGATCGTTGCGACGATGTGTCCTTCGATGAGATCCTCGCGATTCTCGTACAGATCGCCCGCTAGCAGCAGGATCGCGTTGCGGACGTGCTCCGGGACGGATGTTCCATCGGCCCCATAGCCGGCCGTGTACGTCAGCGTCACTGCGTTCAGCTCGTCCCGCGTCGCTGGCCAGGCCGTCCCATAGGCAGGAACGATCCGCCCGGGTTCCGTGACGGCGTCCACGGCGTACTGTGTCGCGGACAGCGTCTGCGTCTGGCCGCCAGAGTCGATGTACGAGAGGGATGTCACTGCGATGAGCGGCGCACCCTGCGGCCGAATCACCGACGGGAACTTGTCGAACACATCCACGCAGGTCTGCGTGATGAATTTGCGGCCGTTGTAGTGTTCCGCCCAGCGGGTCGCGGCCCCCAGGTAGGCGTCGAGGAGGAGATCCTCCGTGGCGTCATCCGCGTCGATCCGCAGGTGCGCCTTGATCTCGGCCAGGCTGATCGGCCATACGCCCGTCTCGCCGGAGAAGGCCGCGACCGACCCGATGCACAGCACATCGATGGAGTGCGACACGTACGCGCCGCCGTCGAGGACACCGTACAGGCGGTACGTGTTGCCCAGCATCCAGGCCTCGGCCGCAATCGAGCAGGTCCAGTGTCCCTGGGACTCGTGCGTTACCGGGTGCACAGCATCGACGGACGACCCCGCAGCGGCCACGGCCGACGTCCATTCGCCGGATGCGGCGGACCAGTATTGGCCCGCCTCGGTTCCCCGCCGCTGCACCAGATAGACCTCGACCGTACCCGTCTCGACCCCGCCGCCGCCCGAGGTCGATTGCGGATCGATGATGTCCACACCTACCGTATTGGCCTGGCCCGCAATCACCGTCAGCATGGCTTCCCCCAATCACTCAATCGAGCGAGATGTCCAGATCGCCGGCCGCGAAGCTCGCCGTGTCGCCGCTCTGCACGGTCTTGCTTTGCGACAGACTCCCGTGCGCCAGCAGGTTGCCGGAGGTTAACGCGTCGAACAGTCCAAAATGTGTCGCCGCCGTCCAGTCGCCGCTTGCCTCGGGGAATGTGATGGCCGTCGCGTTGTCGAGCGCCCCGCCGCTGGCGGCGTCCCAGTCGCTCGCAGCTGTTGCCACGCGGGCGTATCCGTTTCCGGACAGTTCATTGCACGCACTGCCCGTCCCGGCGTCCGTCGGGTCCGCGCTGCACAGGCCGACGTAAATCGTCGGCGGCGTGTACGCGCCTTTGCCGAACACATGATCGAGGATCTCGTTTTCCCAGTAGTTCGAAAAGCTGCCCATGACTATCTCCGTTTTTTGAGCATGAGGAATATTGCAGTCACCGAGCCGCCGCCCGGTGTCAACAGCGATCCGCTCAGCGAGGCCGATGCGACAATGGAACCAGACAGACTGCGGTCGACCGCAGCCGAGGCGGCCAGCGACGCCGTCACATCGATTCCGCCCGCCAGAGACCGGACGATGGACCCGGCGGCCGACAGGCTCGTTGCCGCCTCGACCCGACCCGACAGGCCGATGGCCCGCAAGAGGGAGGCTGCCGCAACGGAGGTCGTCGCCACATGGCCCTCCAGCGATCGGGCCGCCGACAGGGAACCGCCGGCCGACGAGGCGGCCGAGAGGAAACCAGATAGAGACACCTGTCCCTGCGTGGCCAGCGTGCCGCTCATCGATGACTGGCCAGCACTTTGACCGGCGAGGGAACGGGCGACGACGACCGATGCCGAACCTTGCGGCTGGGCCGCAATCTGACCAGCCAGTGGCCGTGAGACGCGGAGCGATGCGGATAGAGACGATTGCCCAGCAGCGGACCCCGCTGTGCTGCGGGCGACCGACATTACACCAGCCGGTACGGCAGCGGCGTTCACCGCTCCAGCCAGGGTCCGAGCGACGGATAGCGAACCTGAAAGCGACGCGGCCGCCGTCACGATGCCGATCAATGCGTGATTCGTGCCGCCGGCGGACATCGCCCCCAGCCATGCCCGACTCGCCGGCCGCCGCAGCACGCAGAACGGGTCTCGCGACAGCTCCGCGACCTCCGCCGCAGTCAGTGCCCGGCGATACAGGGACACCGCGTCGATCCGGCCATCGAAATAGTACGTGTAACTGCCCGTGTTGCCGGATCGGCCGATCCGCAGACTGGAACTCAGGGTGTAGGCAGTCGTCGGGACTCCCGCAGTCGTCGCGACGAGCACGCCGTCGTGGTACAGGGTCATCGTGGAGCCGCGCACCACGCCCACCACGTGTACCCATTGTCCGAGCGTGATTCCACCAGGCGAATCGCAACTGCGATTCGCTCCACCGCTGCGGAACATCAGTTGGGTATTGCCCAAACTGCTCACCCGCATCGCCCAATACCCATTCGTCGTGTCGCCGACGTTGCGACCGACGACCACTTGACTGTAGTACGGGCTGACGCCCGACGCGAATGCGGTCGGACAGAGCCAGACGGACACGCTCCAATCATGGCCTACGTAGTTGTAGTCGGTCGCGGCCTGCTGGCCGTAGTCGCCGACGCCGTCCAGTTGCAGACACCGGCCGAAGCGGCCCATCGCGAACTGTGCATCCCCGTAGAGCGTGACATCGCGATGACGGCAGCTCACATCGTGCAGCAGCGAACCCGCCCCCTCGACCATCACCCAGAGCGCATCGAGTCCGCGAGCCAGCGGATGGTCCGGCTGGAGGATGCTGCCGGGAACGGGTTTGGCGAGTACGCCGCTCATGCGATCAGCTCGCCACCTTCTGATTGATGCAGGCACTGACTACGGCGGCGTTCGAGGCTCCGTTGTTCTTCGCGACGATCTTGCCTTTGACGGACACAGGCAGGGCAACCGTCAGGCACTCCGCGTCCTGCACATACGTGTCGATGGTGCCCAGATAGATCATGTGATCGACGGCCGTCGGGTACTCCTCCGTCGAGGCCCCGTCCGGATCGCCGCACGACAGGGCCGCGTAAAACTCCACCACGTCCCCGCTGGCGGGTGTACCGGCGTTGTCCGCCTTGAGCGTCACCATCGCCTCGCTGGCCCCGGCCGCGAAGGTGAATACGTCGCTGGCCTCCGTCCCCGCCGCCGCGACGCTCTTCGAATCGCTGCTGGACCAGACGACCTGGATTTCCGCATTGCCCAGAGCCATTATGCCGCCTCCAGATTCGCGAGCAGATCGTAGACCTTGCTCGTCTCATCGTCGCCCATGACCCAGTCGATATCACTGTCCGTCAGGGCGGAGAGATCGCCGAGATTTGCCTGGGCTGTGGCATTCGAGAGGAACAACCGCCACGCCGGGCCGTCCACCGATTCCGGGGAGAGAATGACCTTCTTCGCCAGGGCCAGGCGGTTCGCGTGATTGGCCGTCTCCGCATCCTCCGCCAGGACCAGCCACGCCTTCTTGATGAGTCCGACCAGGACCCGTCCGACCACATCGCCCTTGGGCTGGATCACTCCGTACAGTTCTGCATTGGTTGCCATCTGTGAATTCTCCTTGCACTACTATGTCACGGTGTTGCCGCCAGAGCCTTGACTACCGCCAGGACGACACCGCCGCCGGCCATGCCGCTGCCAATGGCCACGCCGGTCAGCAGGGCGATCCGCGACGCCATCTTCTGACCGTGTGGACAGCTCTGGATGTGATCGTCGATCACATGCTCCACCACACGCCGGCTGACGACTTCGATAAACGCCTGCACGGCCGGCGACTCCAACCAACTCGGGTCCAATCGATCCGCTGCCACGCTGTAACCTCACCTTCCGCCTGGGCCCTGTCCGGACCCGTTCGTCAATCCACGCCGATGACGATGATCTCGTATTCATGTCACTTGGCCCGTGTGAAGCCCTCGACGTAGACGTTGACGACGCCGGCGTCGCTGGCATCGACGGTGAGCGACTTGTTTTCCGCCAGCAGGATGGGCCGGTCGCGAAAATCGAGGATGTACGTCCCGGCCGCCCCACCGATGGCCCCGATCAGGACGGTCTGGCAGGCGCTGCCGGACTCGCCCGCCCCGATATCCACCGTGATGGCGGCGCCGATGCCGATGACCAGGCGGCTGATACAGAGATGGTAGCCCGCGCCGGGCGCCGCCTGGATCTCCTCGCAGCCCGAGGCGTCCGCACTGCTGGCGTTGATCTGCCAGGGCGTGGCCGGCGTGCGGATGTGCGAGCCGAGGGGACCCGTCACGGAGACTGCGTTCGTTGTGATGGCCATGTCAGGCCTCCTTATTCTGAGGCGTCAGGGGTTCGTTGACCGGGACGCCGTTTCTCGTTTTCCGTTTCGATCTCTGCGGCCCGGCCACGGCGGTCTGGGCCTGCGGCGTCGCCATGGCCGTCTCGATCCCCGGGGCATCGACCTTGTCGGGTTCCGGGGGCACCTCCACGCCGTAGCCCTTGCGGACCATCGAGTCGACCGTGTAGTCCTGCTCGGTCACGATCTCACCCGCCGGGTGCCCATCCCACAGGCGAGTCAGACGTATTCGTTTCGTTGCCATCTTCGATTCTCCAAGAGGGTCGCAAGAGGGGCGACGCATGCGTTGCCCCTACGGGTTATTATTTCCACACGTTCCCCGGTTTGCCTTTGTCGTGGAACTCAGACGGGGTCTGCCAGATTGTCTTGAGATCCTCGCCGGGCCACTTGCACATCAGCTCGAGGTGCCCGATCGCGACGCGATTGGCCAGCAGGACCGTCTTGCCGGCCTTTTCGAGCTGCTTCCAGAACCAGATGTCGGCGTCGACCCGGCCCGGGCCCCATTGGCCGTCGATGTTGGGCTGATCCCAGAACCACGGGTGCGGCACGTCGAGCAGGTCCTTGACGCGCAGGGCCGTGAGACCGAAGTGGCCGCTGGCGATCCGCGTCGTATCGGTCCGCAGCTCGTCCAGGGGAACGTCGCTTCTCGGCTGTCCGCTGCGGGATTTCATGCTCATCAGGACAGGGAACTCGCCGCGGCCCCGTTGGACCGGGACCACCGCAGCCGCTTCGGGATGGGCTGCCATGATCCGGATGACGTCCTCGACGTCTTGACGCTTAAAGACGCTGTCGTAGTCGACGGTGAGCACGATATCGACGCCTTCATCGATCATCTGCTGGAGACCTCGCTCGAGGCATTGGCCCCAAAATGCGCCTTGGACGCTGATCACCGGGATCTTCAGGGGCGTCAGGGCCTCGTACATGCAGGAGCGGTTGTCCATGAAGCCAAGGCGTGGGACACTCTCGACCGCGGCGACCTTCAGTCGCACCGGCGGGGCCTGCTTTTCGACCTCGGGCGGGTGCAAAGCCGGCTCCTTGGCCGGGTCCTTGGTGCCCGAGGCGTAGCCGCGGCATTCGGAGAGGTTCTTCGGCGACTCCGTCAGCGGCCAGCATTCGATTGCCTGGAATCCCACCGAGGCCATCATGGCGCCGAGACACTGGAGAGTAGGGGCCCACCAGTTGCTCGGGTTGCTGCCGTACTCATGGCCAGGGTAGAACTCCATCACGACCTCGTTTTGGTTGAAGCCCTTGCCAATCCCGCCGCGATAGGGCGAGTATTCATCGAGGGACGCCGTCTCGACGTACAATGCCCCGTCACAGACGCTCGCGATCTTTTCCATGGCCAGCAGCGGGTGCTTCAAGTGGTAAATCGTCCCAAAGAAGAAGACGATGTCGAAACATCCACCTGTGGCGGGGTCAAGGGTGTAAACAGACTTTTCGACCCGTTGAACCCTCTGGCCCAATTGGTTGCGCCAGCCGACCGTTTCGCCCGTTACCTCGACCTTTACGGCCGGTGACGTGAAGCCGAAGGCCTCGCGGCATAGGTCGAACGTCGCCCAGCCATTCCGCTTGATTTTGCCGGGTGCGCCACAGTCGTCGCTGAAATCGTCGATCGCGACGACCTCGGCGGCACCGCGTTTGATGGCCTCCCATGTCCAGTAGCCGTCCCAGGCCCCGAGATCAAGCACCCGCTTGCCCGTGAGGTCATTGGGCACGTAGTATCGCTCGGCGTTGATCGGTGCCCACCCCGGCGTCACAACGCCGCCCGGCAGTTCGATCCGGTGATACCAGTAGGGTATCTCGGCCACTTTGGTTTTGAGTGTTTCGATGTCCATCTTGTATTCCCGTTCATCATCATCAGTTTTTGAAAGGTTCATCCGACCGGGCCCTCGAGGGCTCCGGCCGGATGAACGGATGAACTCTGTCAACCACGGACGATCAGTCGCGGGCCGTCGCTGCCGGTGGCCACAGTGGCGATGTCCTGGCTGTTTTCAGGCCTCATGAGGATGGCCGTACCGGAGACGCCGACCGTCTGGAGGGTCGGCGCGAATTGGACCGCGATGTAGCGTTTGCGGCCCCGCAGATCTACCGAAAACTGGTAGCTGTTCTGCGTGTTGCTCGACAGGGCTGGCAGAACGAAGCCCGCCGAGGTGCTGGTGGCCGCGGCGCCGTTGAAGGCGTAGATGATCGTGCCGCTGGTGGCTGCGGTCAGTGCGGTGTCGTTTTCGTACAGGGCCAGGGTCGTGATGGCCGTACTGGCCGCGGCGCCTGTGCCGGCCTGGATCTCGATGACGGCCGCGTCGAACCCGTAGGTATCGACTTGGCCAGAGACCGTCCCGGCCGAGGTCATCGTGAGGCCCTCGAACATCGGGATCGTTTTGACTTCGGGAAACATATTGTTGACTCCTTCAGAAAAGGTTTGTTGTGTCTTCCAAGCGATCGACCGATTCAGGCCGCTATCACGTGCCGCCCATGAATCCCACGACCGGGCCGCGGGCCGTGCTGCTGGATCCCGTGATCGAGTGGTGGTTGATGTCGAACCGCTCGGTGGCCACGATGCCAATTTGATCCGTGTCGGCGTACTTCTCGACCAGGGTGCGGATGGCGATTCCGCGGCGGCTGCCCATCTTGGAGGACATCATCAGATCGCCAAAAAAGAACATGATCTTGTTGTTGAGTGCGGCCGAGCTGCTGTCCGTAGGCATGGAGGGCCACTCTTCGATCGGGTAGCCCATGTACCGCGGCTGAGCGCCCGCGGCGACCTCCGCCATCGTGGTGCCACCGGCGGCCCGCATCAGGCGGTCAAACACGGCGACCTTGCAGGTGGGCGAGCAGTGCCACTTCGCCCGGCGCCGGGCGTACATCGGCAGGGCGGCCATAACGCTCAGCAGGTGGGCGTCAGTGATTTCGCTCCAGTCGTCAGAGCCGCTGGTGCCGTCGACATAACTTCCCGTGTGGACGCCGTCGATCATCTTGGTCCGGATGCCGATGATGCCGTGATAGGTGCTCGTCCCGTCGCCGTCGATGCAGGCATTGTCCTCCGCCGTGGCGAACGCCAGGGCGATGTCCTGGGCCAGGTCGTCGGCCAGAGAGATCAGCGTGTCCTCGGACAGTTCCGTGCTGATGCGAGTCAGGACGGCCCACTTGCGGGCCGTCAGCTCGACATTGCCCCATGCCTGATCGCTTTCGGTGATCGCGGCGGCCTCGCCAATCGGGTAGGCCGTGACGCCGCTGATCTTCTTTGGCTCGTTGGCGTGGTCGGAGGCCATGGGCTTGATCCGCAGATTGCGGCGGGCGTTGCCGTACTGTTCGCGCAGGTCGATCACGCTGGACTCGAACTCGTCGGGCACGAGGAATCCGCCCTTGGTGTTGACGCTTTCGCTCATCGCCCGGCTGTCGATCTCCTGATCCTTGCGGATCTCGATGCCGTGCTCACGGCACCACTGGCGACTGCCGGCGTCGTTGAACACAACAGCAGCGAGGAACCGGCCGCTGCGATAGGCGTTGACCTGCGACTGGGGACCCTTGAAGGCCCGCAGCTCGCCGTGGCGATACAGGCGGGGACCGCTCTGCTGGACTTCGATCCGCTCGCCGGTCGAAATCTCGGGTGTGACTTTGCGTTCCTGGGGCTGGTTCAGCTTGTTCTCGATCGCCTCGATCTCCTCCTGCCGCTCGGCCTCCTTCATGATCCGGCGGCTCTCGCTGCAGTGCTTGTCGAAGTCATCGGCCTCTTCCTTGGTCATGCCTCGGACCTCGGCGTCGGCCTTGTCTTTGATGTCGCGAGCCAGCTTGGCCTCTTGTGCCGCCCGCTCTCTGAGTTCTCTGACCGTCATGGTCGAATCTCCTTATTCGGTTGCTCTTTCGTTCGGTTCTTTTTCCGGAAACTCGGCCCGGACTATTGCACTGCCGGTCGATCGTCGGCCGACCGGTTCTTCCCGTTCACGTGATGGATCAGGCGGCCCATCTCCTCGTAGGCATAGCGGATGTCCCGCTGCCGCTCGGGGGGCAGAACCGCCTGGGCGGCGGGTGACTCGTGACCCGTGGCCCGTGGCTCGGACTCATTCGCCGCGACATGACGCTGGCGGGCCTCGGCGAGGATCTCTTCAGCCCGGGCCTTGACCGTGGCGGCGGCGTTGGCCGGCCAGACGACAGGGCCGAGCTCATAGAGCTTTCCGACGCGGGTGATCGTCCGCTTCGGCGGGGCCCCGTCCTTGAACTCCCAGGTGTCGTCGACGTCGGCGAACATGAAGCTGGAACCCCGGATCGTGCCGTTCTTGACCTTGGCGTGAACGCGGCTGCCGTCCTCGTCGGTGATGTCGGCCTCATATTGCAGACCCACAGAATTGCTTTTGAGTCGCAGGGTCCCGGCCGACTGTCGGGCAAAGGCGAAATTGACGTCGTGGTTCATCGATGCGACCACGTCGGTGTCCTTGTCCCGCAACACGGCGTCGAAGGCCCCGGCGGCGATCCTCTCCTCGAAGTCCCAAACCTTGTACCAGTTGCCGTACTTCGATGCGTACCCGATCAGCATGGGCTTTTCGTCGTCGGTCGCTCGTAGCTCCGCGTCGGTGATGGCCAGTCCCAGGAATTCCGGTTTATCCAGCATGTTTGCCTCCAATCTGCTGCATCAATTGCTCTGCGAGACTCTCTGCGTCTTCGATGGTTACGGCCCTGTTTGATGCCGTCCATTCCCGCACGACAGCGTCGACCGCGGCATCTGCCTTGGCAGCATCGGCTCGACAAACGCTGGCGTAGACCCTGGCAGCGTCCGTGAGGACCTTGCGGGCATAGGCCGCGTGGAATATCCAGAAATCGGGCTTGATGCCCTTCTGCGTCCCGTTGATCCGTTGGGTGATGATGCGTCGCCACTGCCCAGCCAGCATGGCTCTGTGGGCCGTGCGGACCGGGTCGTCTTCGCCATCGGGTTCGTTGGTGGGTGGTTCGTCGCTTGGCGATACCTCCAGCTCCGGCTCCGGCGGCAGCAGACTCCCGGCGGGGACCATATTCAGCGGGTCGAGATAGATGTCCCCGGCGGGGCCGATGGGATTGAGATTTTCTTTGGCACGGATGTCATTGATCGAGAGGTAACCCCACTGACGGCCGCTGGCGTAAAAGGCCGTCCGGGCCTCCGTATTGCCCCGCAGGGCGGCATCGGCCAGGATCTCGCAGAACATGCGGCCCCGCTCGGCGGGCATGAACAACTTGTGATTGACCTCCTGCTCCCACTTGCGGAACCAGTAGAGCATCGTCGTACAGACGAAATCGATCTGGAGCTGCTCGACGTTGTTGTACTTTGAAAACTCCATGCTGCCGATCTTGTGTGGCGGGATCTGGAAGATCCTCGCACAGTCATCGACCGTGAATTTTTGGGCCTCGATCGCCTGCGCCTTGTCGGGCTCGACGCCGATTTTGGTCCACTTCGTCCCTTCCTCCAGGATCTGCATCCTGTGCGCGTTCGAAAGGCCCGTGTGCTTTTCATTCCAGGAGGTTTTGAGGCGATCAAAGGCCTTGTCGCTCATCGCCGTGGGACATTCGAGTACGCCGCCTGGATTCGCGTCGTTCTGGTAGAACCGGGCCCCGTACTCCTTCACGGCGATGCCGTAGCCGATGGCGTCCTTGTGGAAGCTGATGACGTCATAGCCGGTGTAGCCGTCGAAGCCGAGTCCCTTGATGTGCAGGACGTTGTAATCCGGCAGGTGAATCGCCTCGCCGGTCTCCATGCGGACCTCATAGTAGGGCACCCCATCGTCGCCCACCTGGCGACTCGTGCGATTGGGCAGCAGAGGCCACAGTGCCACTGCCCGGCCGGCGCCATCCCGCTGGATCTCCGCGTAGCCGTTGCCGTAGCACAGGACGTGCGACATCCGCGTCTCGCAGAACGTCACCCAGTCCATGTATTCGTTCGGCCGCTCGTGGACGAGCGAATAGACCCTGTGCAGTGGCTGGAGCTTTTTGCCGCCGTCGTCCAGCCGCTCGTAGACCTTGAACGGCAGCGACGCCAGAGAACCCGAAATCACTCTGACAGCCGCCCAGAAGGGTGTATAGTGGAGTGCCGACTGATGGCCTACATGCACCCCCGCAGAGGACTCGCCGCCGCCGAAGTAGTCGATGAACCACTGCGGCGGTGTCTTCCGCGAGAATCGCCGTTCGAGCCAGCCCACCAATTTGTCACGGATCGCGATCATAGGGTCCGAACCCCCCGCTGCTCGTACACACTGGTTTTCGGGGCCGCCGTCGTCGCCAGATAGGTCGCCATCGTCAGGGCCACGATGCCGTCGATCTTCTCGATGCTCTTGTCCTTGTCCGGCGACATGCGGCCGCCCTTGTGATAGCCGACACAATTGGACGCCATCCATCGCAGAACCGGATTGCCGTCGTGGTACAGCCTCCGCGTCCTTCCGGACTCCACATTCACCGGGGCCTGTCCCCCGGCGATCAGACCCTGCAACTCGCGAAACGGGGCGCCGAGGGTGTACACGCCCTGTTTGACAGCGACAATCTTGTCGGTCCCGAGGTGCTTCATCAGGTCCTGGCACGAGTGGTGCGCCTGCCAGCCCGTGTCGACGCCGATCAAGGGAACCTGGTAATTGCCGACAATCCCGACGATATCCGCCGCGACCTGGTCGTAGTCCACTTCGTCGCCGGGCGTCCGCGTAATCCAGCCCTGGGTTCCCCAACCGTCGATCACCTGCTTCATCCGGATGTCCCGCTCTCGGGGCCGCTCGGGCAGCCAGAACCATGCCCGGGCCGTCAGGCTGGATCGCACAATCGTCAGCCGCCTGGCGTTTGGATTGTCCGCCTCCGTCGGGTCCTCCAGGATCTCGATCCGCTCGCCGTCCTCGTGCGGAAAGACCAGCACAAACGCGCAGAAGTCTCGCCAGGACCCGATATCCAGCGCCCCGTAGGCCAGCCGCCCTGCGAACTGGGGCCAGTCAATCCGGGATCGACAGGCGTCCCAGGCCGCCAGATCGATGCAATGCTCCTTTTGCCCGGTCCGAATGTTGAGGTGATATCTCTTGAATTCGAGGGCATAGGTCGGATCGGCCTTCGCCTTGGCCACCTCGCGACGGAACCAGTCGCGGGAAACGGAGATTCCAAGATTTGGATTGGCCTTGGACCAGGTGTCCGGACGCGTCCAATCGTCCTCCTCCAGGTTGCCGTCTTTGCCCTTGTGCATCGCCTCGTAGATCACAGGCAGAAACGCGCGGTCGTAGCCCGGCTGGTCCCGATGACCGCCGTTGTCCCGGACGCGGCATGCGTAGGCATACTTCTCGTTGCAGATGCTCTCCCTGTCGTAGTCCGCCGTCGTGATGTAGATCACCAGCGGGCTGAGGCGATTCGCCGAGGCCGTGGACGTGGTCATCTTGACGACCAGGTCCCGGTCATCGATCTCGTGCAGCTCGTCGATGAGAATGAGATTCGAATTGCGGCCGCTCTTGTTTTTTCCCTCTCCGCTGAGGACCTTCATGTAGGAGCCCCGCTCTCGGTACTCGATGGCCTTGACCGCGTTGTACACCTGGACGCGTTTGAGCATCTCGGGTTCCGCCTCGATCATTCCCTGCATGTGCCGGAACAACAGCTTGGCCTGCTCCGTATCGGAGGCCAGACAATAGTTCTGCTGACCCATCTCTTCGTCGCAGAACATCACGGCACAGGCGATAGCGGCGGCCAGCGGCGTCTTTCCGTTCTTGCGGGGCACGTAGATAAAGGCCTCGCTGTATCGCCTGCGAACGCGGCCCGCTTCGTCCTTCGTGTACCAGCCAAACAGGTTGGCGATGATCGCCTTTTCCCACGGTTCCAGCAGGAACCGCTCGCCGGCCATCGGTCCCTCGATGTGCGTGCAGCACGTCTCGATGAATCCGATGTAAAATTCCGCGGCGGCCGGATCGA